ACATTGGCATTGGAATATGTACCACCAATGCCTGTTAGGATACTTGCGCCATTGGGATACAAGAAGTTGTTGCTGATCAAATTACCAGCGGTGATGTTGCCAGTGGTGCTTATTGTGGCTGTTGTTAGGTATGCGGCAACATTGGTGTTGCTGTATGTGCCGGCAGCCGCCACAACTGATACTGTACCAGCCACGGTCAAACGACCATCAGATCCAACTGTAAATGTGGGATAGTATGCGGCATTACCATATGCTCCAGAGGTAACACCTGAAGACAACACTGTGCCTGCAACATTTTGATTGCTGTTGGTTAGATAAAATCCAATGCTGGCACTGTTGGATAAAATATTGTTGAGAGTCTGGGCTGAATTAAAAACTGATGAGTTGCTGTTGAGTTGATACAGGCCAGTGGTCTGTGTCACCGACACATTGTTGGCGTTGGCATAGAAGCCAGACACATTGGCATTCAGTTGGTATAGACCAGTGGTATTTGTTACTGCAACATTGCTAGTATAACCATATAAACCGGGCATGGTTTTGTTCCTTAATTATCTAGCAGTGAATCGACGATCTCTGCGGGGTTGAAAAATACTGGTCAATCTGTTATGACCACCAGACCATTTTCCTTTGTTATTCTGATCAGTTACTGTGTTCCAGGCATCATCAAATTTGCCACGCCAGTAGGTGGCATCTTCATTGTTCTTGCGCTTGGCATAGTAATTGTGTAGTGTGCCATAAACATAACCTTCTGGCCATGACTGCAACACCACGTTGTTTAAAATAAGTTGATTGTCTGAATCCAGACTGAACAACAAGGGCCAAGTCTGATAGTAATACATGTTGATTATTTGACCTTCTGTCAGAGCAGGAAGAAATTCATAAACTTGACCAACTTCACCAAACTTGCCACGATACACAGCAGGAATGTTTACTGGAGTCAAATAGTTGTTTTGTATCAGTTCTTCTGTGATGATGTCACGATCACCAATACGATCATACACAATCCATGGACCTGAACCGGGCACACCGCCAGGATTGCCCTGGTTAAAGAATATGATGGGCTTGTTCATGTCGGCCGGAATGGGAACCTGTCCCAGGCTGTTGGCTGTGCCAGTGACCACATAAGGGTCAGTGCGTAGGGCTGGCAATTCAATGTTACGCATCATAAGTTCAGTGATGTAGATACATTGTTTGATCTCATCATTGTTACTGCTACCAGTAAAGGATTCTATATAACTTACTAGGCCGTTTGCATCTGCGATTTGTGTTGACATTATGGGTTTCCTACAAAATTAGCGCCGGCAAAAAACTTATCTTGCCCCACTGCGGCTGGATATGGCACTTCTATGGGTATGGGCAACTTGCCTCCAGGATAACAAACAAAAGCCGGATATTCTTGTTCTACCACTCGATAAAATTGTGCCTTCATGGTTCGATCACGCTTGATGGTGTGCCATCCAAGTCCACCAAAATACTTGTTGCCAATGTCTTGTGCAATCACATCTGGTAATTCAATCCATTTGTAACCAATGGTACCATCGGGCATCAGGGGTGCTAGGGGATCTACATATCCGGCTTCAGCACGTTCTCTATAGGCTCGGCACAGTTCTACAATGTAGTCTGTGTTTAATTGTTCTTTTTGAATATAAAACTTGCCATCTTCACGACCAGTTGTGGTTCGAATATTTCGACTTTGATTCCAATCAGATCTTTTCCAATCACCTTTCATGGTGTTGTATAACCGATCATTTTTCAACAATATGTCAGCAATACCATTATGGGCTGTTACCATTCCTCCGGTATCTTGACGATATTGATCGGGATTGTGTTCTGGGTCTGAGTCATCTATATAACTCTTGCGATTTCCTACGTGGTCAAATTCTGTGTTCATCATCTAGTATTTAGTGCAACAAAAAAGGCCCCGAAGGGCCTTTCATCAAACTAACTAATTTTTCAATTAGAATGATTGAGCGTCGAATGCGTTCAAACGCAATACGAATGCGCTTGGGCGCAATGAACCACCACCGCTCACAGTGTTGGTTACACCAGTTGTTACACCAGCATAAACACCGCTTGCGCTGATGTCATTCAATACTGCAACGCCTGCTGGGTTACGTACAATCAAAGTACCTTCCATGATGAACTGGTCCAGTGACGCATCTGCGTTTGAGAACACTTCATTGTTTGGTCCTAGATCGCGCAATGAACCCCACTGAAGGACCTCGTCGTTCAAGAAGTAGATCTGGTTGCTTGCACCGATTTGATCCATGATCCAAGAATCAAAAATCTCATAAGTGTAGTTGAAGTCGCCTTCGTATGTGGCAATTGTGTCACCACGCTCAGAATTCACACGGTTGATACCACGGCTTGTGGGCATTGTATCGCTTAGGTGTGTGCGCAACGAAGTTGGACATACAATAGTACGAATCTTTGCATTGAAACGTTGTTCAGCAGTTGTAACCAATTGCTTGTACAGACTTGGGCTGAATTGTTGCAAATACGAAGTGTATGTGTAGTAACTAGATCCTAAACCTTCACCATTGTTGGTGATTGTTGTAGAACCGGCAGCACTGGCTTGACCACCGATGACGAAAGCGCGGCTTCCGCTGGTGATGGTTTGGTAACCAACTGTGTCGCTACCTTCCAAGTTGAAGTTGGTAGTGATACGGTTAGTACTCACTTGCAAGTTACCTGTGCCATCACCTGTGTTGAAACTGAATGTGCCAGCAAACGAGTTCAATGAACCCATACGACGACCAGTTTGAACTGGGCTTTGTAGCGCCACGTTACCTGTTTGTGCATTTGAACTGCCAGAACCGCTAGCACCGTAGGCTAGACCTGCTTGGCCTGAGTATTTGGTACCAATTTGGTCATTACGAACAATTTGTGCTTCCACGTCGAACATCAATTCGATCAATTGCTTGACTTCTTGATATGCTTGTGGATCACCACCAGATTGTTCAACAGCACGAGCAGTACCTGTGGCACCAACTGTGGTTTGGAAAATCTGTGTGTAGTTGCCCAAGTTGGCACGTTGGTTAGATTCAGCATTGGCTGCACTAACAGCGGCACCTTCTGGAACTGCTTGGATTTGTGGCTGACGATATACGTCATTGGTCCACAGGGGCAAAGTAGAAACCACTTTGCGCTTTTTTGCCATACACATGTTTAGAACAGGTGTATCGTCTTTTACGCGATTGCTCACGTCTAGGTCTAAGTCTTTCACGACAATGTCGGTTTGATAACTTGTTGTTCCGTTACCAATTGCCGAGGTTGTAATAGTTGCCATTATAAATCTCCTTTGATTTGGCTATATTTTAACGACTTGTTCTTGCGGCTCTAATGTTTTTCAACTGAGCAACCAACAAGTTGTCTGCGGCTTTTTTATCGCCGCCCCTGGCTTTGTTTCGAAGATCTGACATTTCTGATTCTGAACCAGCGGGTATCTGTGTATTTGTACGCTTGTTGGTCAAGGCAGCAATGCTGTTACCTGACTGTCGGGCTTTGGGTTTGTCACGATATTTTATTCCGTCTCGCAACAAACCCAAAATGTGTTCATCGCTGGAGATTAGGTCTAAATTATCAATACCAGGGATCAGTTGGCCCTTGGCTCCTGCCCATCCTTTTGCAACTTTGTCACGGATCTCATTGTAAACATATTCATTCTTCAACTCCTTGTCTTGGAATGACTTGCGATTGCTGTCAAGTATTCCTGCCACTTGTTGTCGACGAATGTCATAGAATTGGTCCACATTGGGTTTCAACTGTTTTATTGTTTCACTCTGTTGCTGAATGTATCTCTCATTCTGCGTCATTGCGGCCTGTATTCTAGCAACTTGTGCTGGATCACGGGTCTGTGATAACTGCTGTTGAAATACCGATTGGTAATTCTGTGTCTTGATGATTTCATCATAACTTTTTTGCAATTGAGGACGCACAGTAAATTCCATGGCTAACAATAATCCTTCAGTTTGACTCTGTTTCTCTTTCAAGTACTCATCAAACTCAGATTTCTGAATCTTTAACTGTCTTGCATCTTCTGATATTGCGGCTCCTTGGCCTAATATGGCTGCGGCTTTCTTGGCGTCAACAATGACTTCTTTGCCATTTCGCATAAACTTGAACCGAGCGTTCGGATTTGTGTTTGCGAAATCTAAAAAATCAATTAACTCTTCGCTAGAAGAATCTTCAGTGCTTACCTGTTCAGGGGCGTCTGCTTCATCTGTGCCTTCACTGTATTCAGCGTCCGGGTCTGCAACTTCTGGCTCGGTATTGTCGTCAAAGACTTCAACTCCTTCTGGTGCCACAGGGCGTTCATTGGTTGCCACCTTTGTCTGACCTGTCTCAGCAGGATTAGTAGCGGGAACTTGGTTACGCATTGCGGCCATTTTCTGTGCTATTGCATCTAATCCAGTACTGCTTTGTTGGACAGGGACCGTCTCGGGTGCGAGATTAGGCTTGTCCATTACTATGTTTTCCATAGCATCTCCTTGTTATGCGTTGGGCTCTGCAGGATCCGGTTGATTCTGCATCGTTACCACTCGCGTTTTAAAATATTGTGCCCTTTTCAACGAGGCCACAAAGTTATCTATTCCACTGAGTTGATTGGCAATGCTGACTCTTAGCGCATTGTCTTCTTCTCTATGTGTTTTGATGTCCAACAGGGCATCTGTCAATTCAAATTTGAACTGATTAATAAACAAGCCTAGATCCTTGTTCAACAAGAGATTCTCTGCGCTTGTGCCCCATGTCTTGACCCGATCCAATTGTTCGGGACGCATGGTCTTAATCGAATTCAAATCAACTCTAGGTCGAGCGTTGTACGCATCGATGACTGTTTGATCTAACATTTCAGTTCCAGTTCCGTATAAGTTTTATTTATGGGCCATATGCACGGGCCTTGTGTTCTTTGATCAAGGCATAGCCTTCCAACTGCTGGCTGGCAGTGTTGCCATCAATGCTGTCCAGCACTTCTTTGGTTCGAGCCTGTGCCAAGCCAGCATCAGCCATTTTCTTTTGGTCATCTGCACTAGGTTGACGATTCTTGGCCGCTGCCTGTCCAGACTGAATCATCTCTCTGACTTCGTCTTCTGTGGGCAGATAAGCATCACAATCCTTTACACCCAACACATACAAGGTATCGGCATAAGGTTTCTTGATCTTGGTATACATTGTGGGAGTCAATGTGCCTGCACTGACCATGGCTTCAACAGCCTGATACAGTTGTGTCTGTGTCTGCTGAATGATCTGCTGACGTTGTATGGCATTTTCTTCACTGCGCATGCCCAAGGCTAGATCAATGCGTATGGTTTTACGATCATTGAAGTTCATGTCATCAAATGACAGAGCATCTAAGAATTCACTCCGACCATCGGGATGAAATTCAGCCGCAAGTTTTTTAACGCCGTAGTCATCACCATATTGACACAAGGTGCGCCATACCAACCACAAGGCTTCTTTGAGACCTTCGGCACAGTTCTTCACTGTGTTGTCCTGTATGATCTGATTGGGTGTTAAAGCCATTTGTATTTTGGCAGCGGCATTGCCAGGAGCCATAACTTCGGGATTGAACATGTCAGTGGCCTGTGTCATGCCAATCATGGCCATGGTGTCCTGTTGCATACGGTTCATGGCAGTGTCAATAAACTGTAGATTGCCGTTGGGCAGGGGCATGGGATAGATGTCGGTGGCTGGATTGAATTTTGAATCCAGGATAAAGATGGCGGCTTCACCATCTTGTATCATTTCAAAGTCTACCTTGTCAGGTTTGACACCAATTCTAGGTGTGGCCTGTAGCAAGCCCATCATGATTTCACTGCGGTGACCTGAAGTCATGTATTCCTGCATGGGCACCACCGATTCAGCAATGCTCATGCCATAGAAGTTTTGTGCTAGAGGTTTGGGAACCATGTTGGCCACCGGAATGAATTCTACTTCACGGGCACTAATAACATAGTTGCCAGAATAGATCAATTCGATCAATTCCAATTCGCCATCGCCATCAATGTCGTAACGGTTCCATACTGTAAGAATTGTAACTTGTCTACTGTTGGCATCCTGTGCGGCATAGCCCTGGGCGGGTAAACCATTGATAGGAACTGAATCTCTGGCATGTAGCGCCAGGTTGTTCAACAGGCTGCCGGCCTGGTAAGCACCCACATTTGAATATGCGGCATGCACTTGGAATTCATCCAGATCAATGTCCGGATACAGTTCGGTGGCTTCCTGTATACTACAAGGTTTGTAGAATCCACAGAATGGTTGTTCCTGGATGGAGATAACTGTGGGGTCGCACATCCAATAGTGTTGTGCGATGGGACGGAATTTGATGTTGAGGTTGTAGCCTGTTAATTTGTATTTGGCTTCATATATGGTGTTGCGAGTCAGAGCCGAATCAATGATGTCTTGACCTTCTGTGTTGACCAGGCTTTCTGGCATGACTTGATTGGCTGCGGCAAAATCACCTTGACTGGCCAAGTCGGCTCTTTGCATACGAGCCTCTATGGTGGCCTGTTGTTGTTCAGGTTTCAAGGCTGCAAAGTCTGAACCCAATTCTTTTATGACATTTTCCATGTTCACATTGGTCTTGCGACGACTTTGGCGCAAGGTGGTCAAGCCAGCATCTGCGGCCTGTTGTTCAAATGCAGTGAGTTGGTCCATGGTACCAGATGTTGTCACATAGCGCACGATCTGTTCGCGCATGGGGCTGATCAACATTTCACCATTCTTGTGCAACATGGCATCCATGATCCAATGTTGCATGATGGCATGTGGATCATTGTTTTGGTTCACAATCTTGTGTACCATGTCAGTGGCCTGACGAGCAGCCGTTGCATCCGTTTCATTGTCGGCCACAAATTCAAACTGGAATTCACCATTGGGTGCCAGACCTTTTGATACCACAGCAGTGGCATAGTCCACACAGGGTTTGACCACAGGATGAATGTAGTCAATGCCGTTCACAGGTTCTGTTGACTGTGTCACTGCCAGGTTCAAGTAGTGATAGTCTGATGCACGATTGATGTTGTTCTTGACAGCCAGCAAGCGCAAGTTTGCGGCACATTTGCTGTCTAGCAGGCTCTTCATTTTCACAAAGCGGGCCATCATGCCCTTGGTGTTGTTTAGATTGCTAACAACGACATTTTTTAAATCCAACATGTCTTGGGTTTCCTAGATTATATGTTATTTAGCGACGTTAGCGACCGGTGGCACTGTAGACCTGTTTCCATTCAGGACGCTCGCGTTCTTCACGCTGACGTCGAACCTGCATGTTGTGACGTGCGTCTCTAAAGCGTTGATTGGGACTACGGCTGTCGTATTCTTCGCTGAGACCATTGAGACAGCCCAGCAAGGCATAACGTGCAGAATCAATGGCATCATCTGGATCACTGAATCGACCCTGTGCGTCCACAAAATAGTTCTGTGCTTCACGTAGGAATTCGGTGCAGTTTTCATTCACATGCAGGGTGCCCAATTCCAACATTTGTCGCATGACATTTATGCCATAACTTTTGTGATTGGTTCTGCGTCCTTGATCGTCGGGCGGATTCATCACCGGTTCAGGATGCACATTGAGTTCATACTGTTCAAACAGTTGTCGGATACTGAGTGCGCTCATGGTGTAACGTCCAGGAGTGGAAGCGTCTGAGGGCAACACTATGGGCGTGCCAAACACTTCGGGACGCATGAGATGGTTGATGTAGTTCATGGGATTGGCTTCTTCAATGCCTTTCACAACAATCTGTGTGTGCAACCAGGCTTCACGTTCATTGGGATCCCAATACATCAGAGTGATCACTGTGCGGTCGTTCACAAGTCCTAGATCAAGTGCAATGATACGATGCAGACCGTTGCTGTTGCGGAAATCATAATCGCCGGTGCGATATGTGGGCCAGGTACGGATTTGGAACACAGCACCTTTGCCCATTACCGGACGACCATTGCGTCGAGCATCACGTTCATGCGGGAGATAATCTCTTTCAAGTTGTAGCCTTGTGCTGTTGAGCAAGAATGGTTCACCCCAGGGATCATATTCAGGCACATCATCCCAGGATACACGTATGTGGTTGTAGCCTTCTTCATTGTTCCAAAACTTTGATACCAGGCCGTTGAGACCTTTGAGTGGTGTGAAACTACACAACACCTGTCCCTGTGTGGTGGCAGTACGTGTGACAATTTCACTGAAGAAGTCGTCGGGAGGTTGTTCGTCAAAAACTGCCAGGGTCAATTTGAAACCCTGCATCTGACGCACTTCCTGTGTGTAGTTGGCAAACACTAGATAACTGTTGGTGCCCGATACATGTCGTATCTCCACACCAAGACAATTGGCACCATCGTTGCGCATGGTTTCTGACACTATGGTGTCTCTGGGCAGGGCTCCGGTGCCTATGGCATCACCAATTTTGACATCCTGTGTGCCCAGCAGTTCATTCTGTAGCACCATTGCCACCTGTTGCCAGCCTTCACCAGCAACCATGGCCGTAATGGGCTTGTTGAATCGACGTCCCTTCCACCAGGTGGGATATTGGCCAGTGAGATGCATGGCAGTTTCATAACAGGTTGAAACTGTTTTACCAATTCGGTTGGCTGCCAAGATGCCTCTACGATCACTGGCACCTGTTTCGAAAAATCTCAATTGATGTTCAAATGGTCTAAAGTAACGCAGTTGGTTGTACACCATGTCTTCCTGTGTGACCATGACCAGGTCTTGAAATGCAGTCTGTTGTTCAGGCCGTAGAAATGGTATGTCAGCAGGAGTGAGATGAAATTCATCGCAGGCATGTCGAATGGCCCTACGCATGAGCAAGGCTGTGTCCAACATTAGAAACCCCGACGTATGTGATCCAACAGGTGTGCGCTGTGTGCAAGATCTCGCAGTTCCTGTGTGCTCATGCGCCAGGTGTCAGGATCCGCCACATCCACCGACGACCGTTTGTCCAGGCCAGCCTGCAGGCGTTCCATCACCAGTCGCAGGCAGTGTTCTACCTGGCCCGGATACTTGGCACCAAATGCTTCACGACTGGCTGCATTGACCTTCTGCAGGATTTGT